ACCCACGGAGCCGCGGCGTTGACGCAGGCCGTGTCGGTCACCATGACGAAGACCGCATACACGATCGCGAAGCTCGACCGCGGCAAGGACTACGTCAAGTACATGGTGTCCTTCACGGCGATCGCGAACACGACCGACGTCGGCGCGTCGGGTGGCTACTCGCCGTGCAAGTGGACGATGACCAACGCGGTCCCGGCGTCGACGTACGCCTGAGTTCCCAGCACAACCAACCAACAAGGGGAAGCAGCGACATGGCGCAGAGGGTGTACCCGTGGAGGATCGAACTCAACGACGGGCAGTGGGCACAGTTCCGGGACCCGAAGCAGGTCACGCGTGCGACACGGCGCGCGTACCGACTTGCCCGCATGGCGATCCCGGCCGAGTTCTTCGCCGCTGTCGCTGCGGACCCGGATACGCCACTGACGGCCGAGTGGCAGGATGCGCTGTGGGCCGCGCAGGACGCCGCGACGATGATGGTCCTCGCGGACTGGTCGTTCGACATGCCGATCAGCATGGCCAGCCTCGGGGCGCTTGCCGACGACGACACCTTCCTCTGCGACTCGTCGCTGGTCGCTCGTGCGGCCACGGCGGTGATCAACGACCAGGAGTTCGTGCGCGACCCGAACGCCGAGGTCGTGGCATCCGAGCCGGTCGATGCGACAGCGTTCGCTGCCGAGCCGACAGCGGATGCACGCGAGGACGTGGCGTCCCCTACCGATCCCTCGCTCGTGCCGGGCTCTACTGGCGAGGATGGGACACCGAGCTCCGACCCGAGGACGTCGACGGAATAGAGGACGTCGAACTGGTCCTGCTCACGGGCTGGACGTTCGACGAGATCGACGGGGCGCCGGCCTGGCGGCTGGATCGCCTCCTGGCGTTCGCTGCGGCACGACGCGACAACCAGGCGCAGCGGGCGCCTGCACGCGGCACGGGGCCACAGGGGACGCCTGAGGCACGTCCTGACGGGTCGATCGTCGTGCGTACTCCGGTGAGGCGCTGACCGATGCCGGGCATGGTCCAGATCGTGTGGCACGACATGGGCAAGGCGCAGGAGGCCCTGTCGGCGAAGGCCGCCGCCGCGTCGAAGGGTTCGCGGACGGGCGTGATGCTCGCGGCGCGGGCGATCGAAGCGAGCGTGAAGCGGGAGACGCCCGTCCTCACGGGCACGCTTCGACGGTCGATTCACGTCGAGGGGCCTGAGCCGTTCGGCGTGGGCGGCTGGATGGCGCAGGTCGGCCCGTCCGAGGTGTACGGCCGTCGCGTCGAACTCGGGTTCCACGGCACAGACAGCCTCGGACGGAAGTACGACCAGGACGGCAACCCGTACATGGAGCGCGGGTTCGCGCGCGTCGCGCCGCAGTTGCCCGAGGTGTTCGCTGGCGCGTGGGCCGAAGCGATGGGCCTCTAATGGCGCTCGGTGGTCTGATCCCGCCGATCTTCGCTGAACTGCGCGCCGAGTCGGGCGACTTCACCGCGAAGATTCAGGGCGCCAAGGGCGAACTCGCCTCGATGGAGGCCGAGGGGTCGAGCAGCGTCCAGAAGCTCGCGACCGTCGGCGGCGCGGCGTTCGCCGCGTTGGGTATCGCTGCCGTCGCTGTCGGTGTCATCGGCGTCAAGTCCGCGCAGGACATGGAAGTCGCACACACGCGGCTGATCACGACCATCAAGGACCAGGGCCAGTCGTGGTCCGTGGAGCAGGAACGCGTCGAGGCCGTCGACGGCAAGATGCAGCACCTCGCGTTCACGCACGCGGAAACCGAGACGTCGCTGTCGAAGCTGATCCCCGCGACGCACGACACAGCGAAGGCCGTCGACCTCATGGGCCTCGCCGCGGACATCGCGCGCGGTCGCCACACCGACCTCGCCGGCGCGACCGACATCCTCGTCAAGGTCGAGACGGGCCGCGTGTCGATGCTCGGTCGCATGGGCATCAACGTCAAGGACGCGACGGGCGCGACCATCTCGCAGGAAGAGGCCATCAAGCGCCTCACCGCGACGTACGGCGGGCAGGGGCAGGCCTACCTCGGGACGTTCTCCGGGAAGATCAAGCAGCTACAGGTCAACGCGGAGGAACTCGCCGTCACCGTCGGCGACATGCTGATCCCCGTCATCACGACCGTCGGTGGCGCGATGGCTGATGCCGCCGTGTACGTGTCGCAGAACAAGACGCTCATCGAGGGTCTTGGCATCGCGGTCAGCGCGGTGCTCGTCCCGGCGATGGCCGTGTGGATGGGCATGAAGGTCGTGTCGTTCGCCGAGTCGGTTGGCGCGGCCTGGTTGAAGCTCGTCAACCTGATCCCGGGCGTCGTCGCCGGGGAGGAGGCGAAGGCCGTCGCTGCCGAGCAGGAAGCAGCGGCAGCAGCGGCAGCAGCGGTAGCCCAGGAGGCGTTGAACGCTGCCGAGGCCGAGAGCGTCGCGGCCGCCGCCGAAGCCGCTGCGGCGACCGAGGCGTTGAACGCGGCACTCACCGAGCAGCTGGTGATGATCGAGGCCGATGGCGTCGCCCTCGACTTCGGTGCGGGTCAGTTGGCGTTGTTCGCCACGGAGTCTGAGGCGACCGCTGGGGTGGTCGTCGCGTCGGGTGAGGAAGCCGCGGCGGGATGGCTCATGATGCTCGGGCCGATCGGGCTCGGGATCGCGGCTGTCGTCGGCATCGGCCTGGCGCTCAACTCCGTATTCGGTGGCGGTGGCGGCATCGACGAGATGTTCGCCAAGGGCCGCGCGTCGGGCAAGGCGTGGGCCGACACGCAGATCAAGGCGTCGGCCGACGTCGCCGACGCGTCGTCGTTCTTGAAGGGGAAGCTCGCCGAAGAAAAGGCGATCGAGCACGACGTCGGCGAGGCGTACAAGGCCGGGACGATGTCCAAGGACGACGCCATCCAGGCCTACCTCCACGCTCAGGGCGCGTCGACCGAACTGACCTCGGCGTTGAAGAAGGAGCAGCAGGCACATCGCGAGACGGTCGCCGCGACGCAGGCCGTCGCAGCGCAGTACGGCATCTCCTTGCCCGCCGCCGTCGCCGCGGGCGGGAAGAAGATGCAGGATGCCATCAAGCTCACCGAGGCCGACTTCGGCGACCTCTACACGCACATCGAGATCAACGCGCACCTCAGCGCCGCAACCATGACCGCGCTCGCGCACTCGACCGAGCAGTTTGCTAAGAGCATGGACTCCTCGGTGTCGGCGGCGACCGACCCGTTCACGCACAAGTTCGCGGACGCGACGTCCGTGAGCGAGGGTGACATGGAGGCCTTCTTCGTCGGGTCGCAGCAGCAGTCCGTGGCGTGGAGCGCCGAGATCAAGAAGCTCATTGGTGAAGGCGTCGACCAGGGCATCGTGCAGCAGATGGCGAAGGCTGGTCCCGACTCGTTGCCGTCGCTCGACGCGTTCTCGCAGATGGTCGACGAACACGGCGTCGATTGGGTGAACTCGACGGCGAAGGCCGGGCAGGACGCGGCCGCTCAGACCGAGCAGGCGTTCCAGCAGATGGTCGTGTCGGCGGCGATTCACGGCGCGGAGCAAGCAGCGATCGTGAAGGCCACGACTGCCGACATGTTGTCGGGCGGGTCCGATCATCTGTTGGCGCTGTACCACAACAGCGACCGCAGCCTCGCGGCGATGGCGTACGGCGCGCTCATGAAACTCGGTGCCGTACGCCAGGGCGTCGAGGGCCTCCCGACCACGTACACCCTGACGGGCACCGCCGACGTGCAGGCCGTCCTCGACGCGGTCCACTCGGTCGAGGGTGCGATGGCGGGGCTGACGGGCGAGCAGGCGATCGCTCTCGGGCGGGTGTTCGGGATGCCGGGCGCGCATGGCCTCGTCGGGCTCGCTCACGGGGGCTCGGGACAGATCGTCGGCCCGAACAGGCCGGTCGTGATCGGCGAGGGCCTGTCGCGCGAGGCGGTCGTGCCGTTCGACAACTACGGCGACACGGTGCAGACGATCCGCAACTCGGGCGCGGCGGGCGTGTTCGCGCGCGCGGCCCGCGACGCGGGCGGGGGCGACGGCGGCGGCGGCATCGGGCACGGCGGCCTGACGGTGCACCATCATCATCACCAGACGGACGTCCACGTACACGGCAGCGTGTGGGGCGTGCGAGACTTGACGGACGCGGTGCTGGAAGAAATGCGCGCGCAGCTGCGAACGAGCGGCGACTTGCGGATCACCAAGTGAGGGGCTAGATGTCGACGACGCGGATTCTGTTGCCGAACGAGGAAGCGGTGCTGCCGACGTCGAACCCGGCGACGCTCACGAAGGTCACGGGCACCGGCACCGCGCCCACCAACGCGCCTGTGGTCACCGCCAACAAACTCACGTTCGACCAGACGACCGATCAGACCGGCATGTGGACGTTCCGCCTGCCGTCCGATTACCTGTCGGGCGGCAGCGTGTTCATCAAGTGGTCGGCCGACGTCAATACGGGCGCGGTGATCTGGAAGGCGGGTATCGCCGCGATCGTCGACGGGGTCACGAACCTCCTGTCGGTCGCCGCGTTCAACGCCGCCGACTTGTCGGCCACGGTCACCGTGCCTGGCACTATCGGGTTCACGACCGAGACGTCGTGGGGGCTCACCGCTACGGGCGTGCTCGCCAGCCAACTCGTCTGCGTGTTCATCGGTCGACGTGCAGGCGCAGCGGGTGACACCGCGGCGGGGAACGCGAACCTGTGGGCCGCAGAGTTTGAGTACACGTCGTAATGGCGCGCATCGTCATCCCGACGCCCGCCACGGCGACGTCGAACCCGAAGATCAGCGCGGTGCCGACCTGCGAGGTCGAGTGGGCGCCCTGGTCGGTCCCGAACGACGCGCCGTCGTGGACACGTCTCGTCGGGCGTGTGAAGGGCGCAGCGACGCAGCGAGGACGCCCACGCGAACTCGACCGGTTCCAGATGGGCCGTGCGGGCGTCGCGCTCGACAACCTCGACCGTGCCTTCGACCCGAACTTCTCTGCCGGCCCCTACTACGGGTCGATCCGGCCTGAGCGGCAGCTGCGCCTCACGGCGATCGCCCCTGACGGCAGCAAGTACCCGATCATCACCACGTACCTCGACGGGTTCCCGCAACTCACCGACTGGTCGACGTTGCTCGCCACGGTCGCCGCCTCGGGTGGCGACCTGTTCAAGCTGCTCGCGCAGGCACCGCTGCCAACGTCGATGTTGGAGATGATCGTCGCGCAGGACCTGCCGACCCATTGGTGGCACCTCGACGAAATCTCGACGGCGACGACAGCGATCGACGTCGGGTTCGGCGGCACGCCGTCACCGGGCACCTACGTCAACGCGACACCGTCAGCGCAAGCGACACCAGTCCCATTCGACGGTGGTCGTTCCGGCCCGTCGTTCGCGTTGAACGGGTACGTCCTGCTACCGAAGTCGGCGGTCGTCGTCGGCCCGAAGTTCACCGTCGAGGCATGGATCAACTGGCCGGTGGCCGTGACGGGCAGCGGCATCCTGTTCGGGCAATCGAACAAGACGGCACCGTCCACCGACGCCATTTCGTTGCAGGCGGGCTCGGTCGCGGTGAGTTCGGGCAAGTCGTTCTTCGGGGTCGGGAGCACGAGCATCAGCGGCGGCACGTCGACCACCGACGGCAAGGCCCATCACCTCATGGGAACGTACGACGGGACGACCGGGATCCTGTACGTCGATGGCGTGCAGGTCGCCACCGGCGCCATGACCTACGTCTACGACGCGAACGCCATCAGCATGATCGGTAACCAGGCCTACGTGTCGGGCAACCAGACGCCCGGACCGGTGACGAGCGTTGCGATCTACGACGGGAAGGTGCTCACCGCGCAGAACGCACTCGACCGCTACAACGCGGGTAAGACGGCCTTCTCGGGCGACGGGACCGGCACGCGCGTCGGTCGGGTTCTCGACTTCATCGGGTTCCCGCCCGCGCTGCGGTCGATCCAGACTGGGAGCTCGACGCTCGGCTCGTACGACCTGCCGGGCGGCAAGGTCCTCGACTATTTGCAGACGCTGGCGGTGACGGAGCAGGGCCAGTTCTACGTCGACCGGAGCGGCATCCTGACGTGGCGGCAGCGGTCCGACCTGCTCACCGCAGCGCGCACCACGACAAGCCAATGCACGTTCGGCGACAGCGGCGAGGCCTACCACTCGGTGACCGCGACGAGGACAGCGACCTCGGTGAACCTGACGGCCATCTCGCCGGTGCTCACCGCCGCCGACGTCGGCGCGCTCGTCGTCGGCCCTGGCATCCCGGCTGGGACGGTGATCGCCACGCAGGCCGGCGCGTCGGCGACGATGAGCACCGCGGCGACGTCGTCGACGACCGGCGCCGTGAACCTCGGTGAGGTGCCATACCTCCGGGCCGAACCGGCGTTCGACGAGACGCGTCTCTGGAACGACATCACGATCGGGCGGCAGGGCGGCGCGCCGCAACGCGTCACCGACCAGGCGTCGATCCGACAGCACGGCCAACTCGGGCTGCCGCCCGACACGACACGGCTCTACGCCGACGACAACCAGTCGAACGACATGGCGAACTGGACACTGACGCACAACTCGCAGCCGCAGCAACGCATGGTCGAGATCGAGTTCTCGTTGAACGACCCGGTGGTGATCGCTCAGGTGCTGTCGCGCGAGATCGGCGACCGCGTGACCGTCGTGCGTCGCCCGCAGATGGCGTTGACGTCCGCGGCGATCCAGCAGGACCTGATCGTCCAGGCGATCAACCACACGCAGATCATCCCGGGCTCGTGGCACGTGGTGATCCAACTGTCGGCGGCTGAGACGCAGCAGTATTGGGTGCTCGGCGATTCTGTTCTCTCGGTGTGCGGCTCGACGACAAGGGTGGCGGCGTGACCAAGATTCATGACCAGCGCGACGTGCTCGGCCCGTTGACGGTCCCGCACCAGGAGGCGCATTGGGCTCAGTTCCTGTTCGACCGTCGCTTCGGGCGCGTGCCCGTGAAGGACGCTCGGGTGCTCACCGCGTACGTGTCCGACAACCGTTGGGTGGCGAACTGCCCGGAGTGCAACGGGGGCATCGCCGCGTGGGACGAGAACCCCCACGGCTGCTGCCTCGACTGCGGGCACGTGTACGTCGTCAAGTTCCCGAAGGACTACAAGATCGCTGAGGCGCTCCTGCTGCAACGGCCGCCCGAGCACCGTCACTGGATGGCGCACCTCGGCGAGCCGGTCGCGAACCTCGCCGCGGAGAACGACGAGAAGATGCGGAGCGCGTCGTGACGTGGACCGCGCCGCGCACGTTCGTCACCGGTGAAGTCGAGACGGCCGCGATCTTCAACACCCACCTCCGCGACAACCTCCTGGCATTGCAGCCACAGTCGGCGTCGGTCGCGACGTCGCAGACAACCGCGTCGACGACCTATGTCGACCTGACCACCGTCGGCCCGTCGGTGACGATGAACACTGGCACGTCGGTGATGATCACGTTGTCGTGCACGACGTGGCCGTCGATCGCTGGTGGGTTCGGGTACATGTCGGTCGCCGTGTCGGGTGCGACGACACTCGCCGCCGCCGACGGCAATGGCATCCTCGCCACGCACTCGTCGGCGCTGTACGCGCAAACCCCGTCGAGGACCTTCCTCCTGGCGGGGCTGACGGGCGGGTCCAACACGTTCACGGCGAAGTACCGGACAGGTGGAAGCTCGACACAGAACTTCGGGCCGCGTGACATCACCGTCACGCCCTGCTTCTAGCGTTAGCCTCGGCGTCATGGGGAACGCGTGGGTCCACCCGAAGCCCGACCTGTCGGTGCGGG